AAAGGCCAAGTCACCAAAGGCCAAGTCACCAAAGGCCAAGTCACCAAAGGCCAAGTCACCAAAGGCCAAGTCACCAAAGGCCAAGTCACCAAAGGCCAAGTCACCAAAGCGTAAGCGCAAATCACCAAAACGTAAAATGAAGTCTCCAAAGGCATCACCAAAAATGGCTTGGTAAATAATTAATAAAAATTAATCTTATATTTATAAAAAATTAAATTTCTTAAGTATTTTTAAAATGGTTAAGAAAGCATTATTAATAGGAATCAATTACAAAGGAACAGACGCAGAGTTAAGAGGATGTATAAATGATATTAATAATATAAGATCAATTTTAGTAAATAATTGTGATTATACAGATAATAATATAAGAGTATTAACAGAAGAGTCAAGCATATCTCCAACTCGTAGTAATATTGAAAATAATATAAATTGGCTAGTTTCAAATTGTATGAAAGGGGATACATTAATCTTTTATTATTCAGGACATGGTTCTTCTATTACAGATAGAAATAATGATGAAAGTGATAAAAAAGACGAGGTATTGATTCCATTAGATTATGAAAAAAACGGCTATATAACAGATGATTGGTTATATCAAAATATGGCAGCAAAAATTCCAGAAGGTGTAAAATTATTTGGATTTACAGATTGTTGTCATAGCGGAACAATGATTGATTTAAAATACAATTATAAATCATTATGCACGTATAGAAAAGGAAATGTTATAAAAGGAATGCCATATGTATTTTCAGACTGGACTGATAGATATTCATTTGGTGTAGAAAAAACAAAAGATTCTGTTGGTTATGTGTGTTTTTTTTCAGGATGTCAAGATCAACAAACTTCTGCAGATGCTAATATTAATAGACAATTCCAAGGTGCATTTTCATATTGTTTAATTGAATTTATGAAAACTAATTTACAAAGAATGCCAAATGGAACATTTAGATTTAGAAATGGTGTAGTTAAATTAAGAAATGTATTAAAAGAAATAAATGCACGTTTAGATATTAATAACTTTACTGGACAAGATTCTCAATTATCAATTGGAAAACAACAAGACTTGGAAACAACATTTGATCTTTAATAAAAAATTGAAAAAATAAACAAAATATAATAAAATGCTTGGATATGAAACGAAAGTTTGACGACACGTTTTTATTAACTGAAAAAATTGAGTTAATAAATTTATATAATGATGATAAATATTATAAAAATAAATATAAACTTGGAGATTTGCATGTACGTCAAGTTTATCAAATATTAAAACACACGGCTTCTCGATATAAAAAGTTTTTATTGAACACAACTGTTTATGAATTTCATAAAATTAAAATAAATATCTTTAAATATTTGCATTATTTTAATGAATATAATCAAGAAAATGAAGAAAAATGTTTGGAAAAATACGATGAATTAATGAGTATAATGGATGAAATTGATAATTTAATTTTGGAAGAATTAAATGAAAATAAATAAAAAGAAATCACGAATAACAAATAATACGAAATTGAAAAACAAAAAATTGAAAAAAAAATTAAAAAAATACAATTTTAAAAAGATACAATGAAAAGATCTGCTGAATTTGATGTTGATTCGTTAATTGAAGATATACAATTAATGAATTGTTTTGGTGGCGAAGATGAATTAAGAATATTAAATGAATGTTATGAAGTACAATTCAAATTAAACGAATTGGAATTTAAAGAAATCAATGAAATTTTGAAAAAAACATATTTAAGATATAAAAGGTATATAAAACATATTAATTTAGAACAATATATTGAAATTGAGAAAAATATATACAAATTTTTACAAAAATATAAAAAAGAAACAGATATTACTAATTGGTTTAACAAATATAGAGAATTATTAGAAATAATGATTGAAATTGACAAAATGATATTAAATGAACTAAATGATAGTATTTCAAATAAATCTATAAAAAAATATAAAAAATAAAAGTAAAATAATCTACCAAGCTCCAATTAAAATTGGGGCTTTTCTTTTTTCGAGTGGGTTATGAAAATTCCATCATAATTTTAGAACAAAGAGTCAAGTTTTTATCTTGATTATAAAGTACTAAATCTATTATATAATTTCCATTTGGAATTTCGTTTGGCAAAGTAAATGAATAATTAACAGATTTTTCACCATTCAAAATAGGACATGTTAAATTAGAATTGTTTATTTTTTTTAATTCATCACAAAAATTCAACAATTTTTTGTAAACAGTAATCATTTTATACTTAACAACAACTTTTAATTCGCTACCATTTAAAATAGATTTATGTAAAAATCCGTCAATTTGTAAAGTTAATTCTTGTCCTTTAACAGGAGGATTAGGAGTTAGTAAGATATTGTTTATTTTTAATAAACTTGAATCTTTTTGACATATTTCATAATCAAATTTGTTTAAAAAGTCGTGTTTAAAAATTAAAAAGTAACAATTTAGAGTTTGCAATTGAAACAATATAAATAAATATTTTAATAAACTCATTTATTTATATAAATTTATGTTTTTTAATTCATTTTATTTTTGTTAGAAATTAAGAATATGTTCCGCATCTAACTTGTAGCCAATTAACTAAATCGGATGTATGTACATTTAGACCCATAATTTTATTACCATCACCACAATCTAAGGAATGTGGACCCTCTCCTCCGTTTGGATTACCTATTTGTCCAGGACTATCATTATTATTCTTAAAGAATTTTAAATGATCAATTCTATTTCCAGAACGAACTTGTATTTTTTGGAATCCTGTATCTGATTTAATATTATAATTACTACCTCCTCCACCGCCTCTTTTTCCAGAATCATTTCCATTTGAACATTTTATGGCTATACTATCTACTAATGAACCACTACCACCATAAAATTCATTTACAAAAGAATTCTCTGGACACATTAAATTATGCATATATGAATTTTGCATACTTTGACTTCCACAACAATTATCAGTAGTATTATTAGAAAATTTTAATATCGCTTTTTTATCAAATGAAAATTTACTGTTATCATCTGTTCCGGTTGCATCTAGACTAACTGCCGTCCATGCTCCTTTTTCTGTTAAAAATGTATTTGTAAGATTATTTTTTATTTTACCATCTGTATATGTCCATTTTTGTTTGTTAGTAGGATTCTTTGTAAATGGTTGCTGTATAGCGTCACCATTATTGTTATAAGTTAAACACATTTCCCATTGATTACAAAGTTGTCCATCATTAGTAAATCCCCAATTAGAACCTGGATCATTTTTATCATAATTGACTAATGGGTATCCTATCATATAATTATCAGAATTTTTTCTATTATTCTTATCAGGTCCTACATCATCACTTGATCTTATACATATACCTCTATTAGAACATAAATTTGTATAAGAACTAGGTGGAACTGACTCTATACATTTCTTATCTTTTAATCCCGCTTCTGTATACACGTTTTTAGCAGTGTATACGTTACTTGGTGTTGTAGTTCCTTGTCGGTCCGCTAATACACAAGAGAACCAATTATCACCAAAATCTCCAACATATCTACAATAATCATAACATCCTCCTAAACCTTGTGCATCATACCATCCGTGTTCTTTAGTTGAATATCCAGCTTCTGCTCCACCTGCACCTATAATAGGTCTTTGATATTTAACTGCTGAAACTGGCGATGGTGCCGGCGATGGTGGTGTTGCAGGCGGTGTTGCAGGCGGTGTTGCAGGCGGTGTTGTAGGCGGTGTTGCAGGTGGTGTTGCAGGTGGTGTTGCAGGTGGTGTTGCAGGCGGTGTTGCAGGCGGTGTTGCAGGTAGTTTTGCAGGTGGTGTTGCAGGTGCAGGCACTGTAGAGAATAAAGATGGATACATAAATACAATAACTAAAATTATTATGATTAAGAGAATAAACATAAATACAGATGACGAGATAGAAATAATAGTAGATTGTTCCATATTAATATATATTAAGAAAAAAATATTGAAATTGAGAAAATGATATTAAATGAAGAAAATTTAACAAACGAGTTTGAAGTTATAGGAGATATAATTGAAAAAGATAATGAAATTATTTATATAAATGTAAAATTAGCGAAATAAACAATGATATTTTTAAAAATTGGGAAAAGAATCGTCCACCACATTATTGATTTGTGGTAACCTACCTCAATATACCTTAATCATACCTCAATTATACCTCAATTAATGGTCTTTACCTTAATATACCTCAATTTTTTTGAAAAGTTTATATAAAAAAAAATACTATATAAAAATATATATAAAAAGTAAAATAATTGAGGTAATTAGTGTAATTGAGGTATATTGAGGTAGGTATAAAAATTAAAACGATAAAAATATATTTATAAATAACTTTAAAAATATATTTAAAAATTAATTGAGGTATAATTGAGGTATTATTTTAAATTTATAAATAAATTTTGCCAGCCTTTATATTTTATATCATTTATCCAAAATTGTTTATATTCAAAATCTATATTTTTAAATTTTTCCTTAATATATTTTTCAAGTTCCTTTCTATATTTACCTAATTGTCGTGAACTTATTTTTTTACCAGTATATAATTCTATTGTATCGGATAATTTAAGAACTTCTCCTTCTTTATATTCAATGTTTTCTTCAAGCCAATTATAAAAGTCATTATTTTCTTCTCTGTATTCGTTGGTTTTCAATTGCACTTCAACAGGTTCAGGAATGTCTTTAAAATAATAATCTAATAAAATATTAATAAATGTTTGTCTCCAACTTATGTCTTCACGCATTCTTGAAGGAAGTGTACGATCAATTTTAAATTCATTAGATTCTTTAGGGTCATCTACAAAACGACTTGGAAAGTCAATTACACGAATTCTTCTCCAAAGTGCAGTATCTTCACCTTTAATTTCTGGAAGTTCATTACAAGCCAAAAACAGCTTTGCTTCCATGACAAAAGAAACAGCGTCCTGATAAAGGCCGCGAGCAACAATTTCTTCAGAGCCAGTTAATTCTTTAAGCAACCCAATATTAATTTTTTCACCATCTTCAGGTTCACTTAAAAACGCAAAACGTTTGTACATTAATTTAATTTTTTCGGAATTTGATTCATTTGCATTATTACGTTTGCGTGTTAAAAGAGTAACCTCAACCTTTTCTCCAAGATCGCCCATAACAAGTTTCATTAAATTGAGCAATTGACTTTTTCCATTAGCACCATCGCCAATAAACATTAAAAAATTTGTATTAGGAATGTCGCCATTTAAACATTCACTCATTTTTTTAAGTACATAATCGCGTACACCTGGATTAGGAAGAACTTTATTAATGAATTCTAAAACTTCAAAATTTTTAACATTTTCATCATAATTATATCCCAATGTTAGATTTATATAATCTTCTTTAGTCGTTTTACGAAAACATCGTTCTAATAAGTCATAAACTCCATTAGAAAATGGCACCAAATGTTTTTTACTATTTAAATTACGAATGAATAATTCGTCATTATAATACATTTTAGCACCTTTAATAATTTCATCTTCAAATCCTGTTTTGTGTAATTTATTAACTAAACTTTTAATATTTTTAATAATATTTCCATTACTTGATTCTCCGGCGATTCTTTTTTCATAAAAACTTTGAATTCTACTAAAATTATTTGATAATTTAAGGATTCTTTTACGAAATTCAAGTGATTCTTTATCTTGTTTCCAAATAGAACCGTTAAAAAAGTACCATTCGCCATTAGTGTACTTGAAATCAATTTCTAATTTGCTCATTAATTCACTTAGGAGAACGACTTTATGACCATCTAAAATTTGATTATATAATTTAGTCATTTCTTTATTTTTAAAAATACTATTATCTAATTGAATATCGCAACTAAATTCTTCTTCACCATTATAAAAATTATTAATGTTAATATTAACTGTTCCGTTATTAACGAGTTGATTATAGTTCATCCAGAAACTGTTTAAATTTTTATAACGGTCGTCAACGGGTATTAATTGGCTTTTAGGAAAAATACTATCACAAACGCTACATTTAAGACAATAACCAGTATTAGTAATATGATGTTCTAATTTACAAATAGCACATTTTCCTTTTAATACAATAGTATTATTATTACTTGCATGTCCTTTAAATGCCATTTCATTTCTATCAAACTGTATTTCTTCAATATTTTCATCAAAATTTTGGGTAATATAGTCTTTACATTCTTGAATAGCTTGTTGAATTAATTCTTGTTCTTGTTTATTAATTTTTAAACATTTAAGAATAATTTCATTAATTTCTTTTGGGAAATCTTTTATTTTAATTTCCATATGTTTATAGTCAGCACAATCAAGATCATGACATTTTTGTCTAGCGGAGTAAGCATCTATAACAATGTATTGGTGATTAGATTTATGTTCTCTATCAATATTATGACAAAATGTATCATTTAAATTAACATTTATACAGTTAAGATCTTTGTTAAGAAGAACTTCGCGAATATCAGCTGGGCGATATTTGAATACTTTACGCACAAATTTTTTAATAGTTTCCTTATCTTTAGAAGTAAGATCTTTTTGAATTGGTTCATAAATAGTTTCTTCTTCGTCGGAATTATTAGAGGAAATATCAAAATTAGATAAACTTATAAAATCAGATACATTTAATACATTAAATAATTTACTTGAATAATTGCATACAAAAGTTTCTTCAAATGTAAAATCATCACTTAATTCGCTTTTAACAAGTGGACGATTTTCGTTTTTCTTTGAGCTAAGATATGTTCTAAAGAGTCCTTCTCTATAAACGGACAAGTCAACAATTTTTAATTTAGAATAATGTGGAAATAATTTATTAACAAATGATTTAAGAGACTTTGGGTTTGAAAAATATATTTGGAAAGATTCATTATTAATAATTTGTTGAATTGACACTATAATATGATATGATTTTTTAGAAATACTATGAGATTCCAAAATTATAAATTTAGTGATAAATGGGTTTTCTGTAGAAATGTCTGAAAAAAGAGAAAGAATTGTTTCTTTTATATTTTGAACAATAGAAATATGTTGTTCATATTCGCGAGGTGTTTTATCTTGATTAATTTCTATATCAAAAAATAAATTAACATTTGATTCTTGATTAATAAATTCATAAAAACAAGGAGATTCTGTATTTTTTATTAAATCAATAAAATGGGAAATATTTGGTAGAATAAAGTATTTTTTAATATCTTCATTACAGAGAATTTCATTTTCTTTAATATATTTGAAAGCAGTTGCTTTTTTTCCAAAAACTTTCATAGTGAATATTACTTAATATTTATTTAAATAAAATTTTAAATAAACAAAATTAATTAATTTGTTTTCCTAATTTGTCAAAATAAAATATTTCTTTATCATTTCCATTAAATATTGCTTTATAAGTATCGTTATATTCTTCTATAAATACATATTCAAGAATTTCATTGACAACTTTTTGATTAAAATTTATGAGAAATCCAAAAGGTTTGTTTAATAATTTCATATAAATAATAATTTGAGGAATATGTGCAGTTCGCAAAGATGCTTCAATTGCTTTACATTCTATAATATAATCTGGTAGTACAATATCTGAGCGCACATTACCTACATTACAGTCTTGAAACATTATAGGAATAGTAAATTCTTTGGAATAATTAATATTATTTTTTCGTAATAAAACACAAACAGCTTCTTGATAAACACATTCTGCAAATCCTTTTCCAAGTTTTGTAACTTCATTAAAAATAAACAATAATTTACGATCCATTTAGTAATTAATGAATCATAATTTTAAATAATACTAAAAAGTAATTGTATTTTATTATTTTTGTTTTATTATTTTTTGTTTTATTATTTTTATTTTATTATTTTTATTTTATTATTTTTATTTTATTATTTTTATTTTATTTATTAATTTCTTCGTACAATATTAAAAATTTTTTTTCTTTATATAAAGTATAACAACAAATAACTATACGTTATGTCACAACCAACGCCATCATATTCAGATGATCTTAGCATGCGTATTTACGCAGATTTACAAAAAACTCATCAAGATGTATTAAAAACATCATACGATCGTACAGCTGAAATTATAGCAGCTTCAGAAAGATACGAGCTTGCCGAAGAGGCACGTAATCAACGCAATACACAAAGTATTTTAGATGCCATTCATTTAGAGGGAGCTGCAGGCGTAGCTTCTACAGATAGAAATGGTACTGCAAATTTAACAGCTACTCAACAAGCATCTCGTGATTTAGGAATTCAGGCTGAGAAGCTTGCAAATGAAAATGCTTTTCAATTTGGAAAATTAGGAGATCGTGTATCTGATTATTTTTATAACACTGCCAAAGATTTCCATCATGTTGCTGATGAAATTCATGATACTAAATATTCATTAGTAAAAGTTGAAAACAGTTTAGGACGTCAATCTGATCATAATTTTGCTGCTCTACAAAAGCAAATTTCAGATGTTGGATGTAAAGTTGAATTACAAGCTGCAAATAACTATGCTGCTATTCAA